CATATAAACTATTTATGTTTTTTCAAGTGCGTTTTTTAAATAATTTTAGAAAAAGTTCACTCTTCTGGCAATAATTCCGCTTCAAATTGATGATATGCATACTGAAATGAAGATTCCATTTCTCCTGCATCTCTGTCTGAATAACTGACGCCTCCCAAATTAACAGGAAAACAATGATAAAAATTGAATTTTATGATGTTTTTATTATACTCATCCCTACCATAAATTGTAATATTGGTCTGATAATCGGGCATGAATCCTTTTGATGGTATTGGACTATTATATATTCCCTTTTTTCCATCGTTGAAAGAGTTCAACCACCTGTACATGACCCAATAGTTGTTAAAAAGGTTGTCAATTGTGAAATTCACAGTCATATTCTCAAAAGAAGGTCTCGCATATGTTGTTACTTTAGGAACCTGTCCACCATACGGAACCTTCGTATCTGGTATATTCAAGGATGGTATTACTGTACCATATATTGAAAATTGAACAGAATCTGGCATGACTTTGTTGTTTGCCCTGACAAGTACAGATTTTTGAGGTTTCAATATCTTTGGTAAATCGAAAACCATTATGAATTTGTCTTTCCTTTGTTTGTTGAAAGGAGACTGGTATATTGAAAGATTGGACATATAATTATTTAGAATCAACTCTTATTGAAAATGTCCCAACCTTCTTTTTTTAATATCTCATAATCTGGAATATTGGAGAATTCATCATTTGACATTCCGATTGGATCACTGAATAGTGTTGGAAGTGGCATGAATGCTTGGGCATCCTTTTCATTCACATAGATGTTACTTGGAGCCATTATGTCTGTGATTCCGTAATCAATTGCTTTTATCTTGAGAGGTCTTTGGTTGTCATCCATTGAAATGATTTCAAAATATTTTCTACAAATATCATTTTGCAAAACAGCAAGGGTCCAAACGAGTGCCATAACTCTATCGTCTAATGTATTTGCAGTTCTTCCGCTCCAAGTTCCATTTGGATGTCTAATGAAATCTTTAATTTCTTGCAAGGTTTTAACATCCCTGATTTTCACAGATCTCATTTCGTTTAGAAAGTATCTCATGTTTGTAACCGCCTCTATCTTGGAGTTCTGGTGACTTATAATACCCGCCTTGTTTGTTGCCTTGAAATCATTTCCTATCGCACCTTTTGTCCCCCAAGTTACTATGTTTTCATAACCATAGTTCATTTTCAAGGAATCGATCACTTGAGCACCACAACCATTTCTTTCAATTAAAACAGGAGGTCTTCCCCATTGTTGGAGAAGATCGTGTAATTTTTGTGTGAAATGATAAGGTGATATTTTTTTGGTATAGTATATGGCATCCTGTGTGATGTTTGTAAGGTCTGTGAGATTTAGAATCTGTGCAACTGTGGCATTTTGATTCAGACCTTCTCCAACGTCCACACCAACTGCATAAAAATTTTTATCTTTTGGTTCTTCCCAAACCACGTATTGTCCATCATCGAATATGTATTCTGGATCTTTGCATCCAGCTTCCAACATGTCATAAACATCCTTGTCGATTGGAATCTCACCAGATGCTAGGAATGCATTTTCAAATTCTTGCATGAATGCTTCTTTTGAACCAAGCGTTCTCATGGTTTCGTTTTTCCATTTTTCATCTCTGCTTGGAACTTCCCACCAATCCACCCTCTCTGGATGCCAACCATTCCATTCTTCTCCTTTTTTTGTAGCACCTTCCCACAAATCATGAAAAAGATTACCTATACCCTTTGGAGTTGATGCAACAAGAATTTTAGACTTTTTAGCTGATGAAATGATAGGATAAACGGATCGCCAGAACTCCTCTAACAAACCACAATTATGGTGCAATATATCGTTTCCGTAAAAGACTTCTCCCTTTTCAACTGAAATTAAATCATATACGTGTCCTTTTTTGTATTTTTCTATTTTTACAACTTCTTCTAAACCAGCTATTGTTTTTATTTTTTTGTTTAAAGAATTTTTACACAATATTTTTTGACTATTTTCATCTATAAAAAAATGATTTCTAGAAACTATTACGTTTTTTCCTTTTTCCGTTGTAACGGAATAAAGCTGTTTCTTTTTCATCTTAGTGATTCCCTTAAAATCACTCCACCCTTCAGGGGTTTCTATTTCCCATTCGTCCAAATTTGGTATAAATTCTAAAATATCATCATTTTTCATAAAAAGTAAAATCCTTTTCTGTTATAACTTTATAAGAAGCGTTGTTGCTTTCACACCATTTATTCAATGCTTCCATTTTTGCTAAGTGTTTTGGAGAATCTTTCATACTTTCTGGTTTTATTTCTATTGCGATTCTGTTTATATCATCCCAAAAATCCACTATGTATATTTTCTCAACACCTTCAAATACATATGGTATTCTCAAAAATTCATATTTTAAAGTGATATTGTTTTCGTGATATTTAAGTTCCCAATGGCTTCTATATGTTTTAATTTTAGTAATATCGCTACTTAATCTTTTATGTGTAAGCCTATTCAGGGTTTTTGGGGTATATTCTCCGGATAATATTTTCTTTTTAATAGAATTTGAAGCTTTTTCATATATTCCTTCTTTTTTAAATCTTTCTGTTCTTTCTTTTATTTTTTCAGTTGTCCATGTTTTTTTATTTGAAAGAGATATTAATTTTTTAGTCTCCTCTGATGGCCTATACCATGATCTAGATTCTTGAGCCTTCTTTCTCGATTCTTCGCTGTGAAAATGTGATAAATCTCTACTTTTAGCGTTGTTTGATAATATTGAGGATATGCATTTTTTGTCCCCGCATGTATTGTTTACGTCTAAAGGTTTGTCTATTCTTTTAATATTTCCACAAATGCAAAAGATATCGTCGTGATAAAAAGATATTAATTTTTCATAATTTGATAAATTTGAATTTTTTTTAAAAATTAGAACCCAGTTTAAAAGAATATGATCTTTAGATAGTTGTTTATATTTTATTTCTTTAAAATAAGAATATAATTTATCTTTAGCTTCTTTTTCAGATAAAACGATTAAATTGAAATTTTCATCAATTTGAAATTCATTTATTGTTTTTTCTAGCCATTTTACATTTTTACATGTTGTTTTTGCCCTATCTTTTCTATATCCTTTTTGAAAATTTATGAATTCCTTTCCTTCAGGAATATCCGTGTTGTTCCAATATATGTGATAATATCTTTGAGCCAGACATTTATCCTCTAAAAAAGTCCCTTTAAAGTATGAATTCAAATAATCGTATATTTCTGGATGATTTCTTTTAGAATAAAATCCCTCATAGTATACATTTTTATTAAGTTTATTATTGCAATATTTTATAAAAAAATCAACAATTTTCTCACGCATTTCACATTTATCGATCATGTGATTATTTAGTCTTGTTGGATATTTTTTATTTGACTAATTAAATTTTTTATTTTTATTTTTTGAATTTCTTTTGTTTTTTTATTTCTAATTCTAACAAATGTTTCTTCGCTAACACATTCAATGTGCGCAATTTCATCAACCACAAGACAATTTACAGACTCACCACGACCAGCATCACTACTTGTTGTGGATATACCGATTGATGATCCGTTGGACAATGTGATATTAGTTTGACCATACTCCACAGCACCAGATTTAATGAAATTAGGCATCATCTCAAATGCCGTCTTAATCCTTTTAAGAATCATTTTAGCGGTTTGTTCTTTGTTAGCTACAACAAGAATTCTTTGATCTTCTTCAAACAATGCAACCCATAATGCATAAATGGTCATAAGCGTTGTTTTTCCAATTTGACGACTTGCTAATAGAATATTAAACCTATTTTCCATTAGTGCCTTTAATATTCTCTTTTGGAACTTGTGTAATTTTATTTTTTGTCTACCTTCATCGACATTGATGATGTAGAAATAATTGCTTGCAAAGTGTAGAATATTTTTCTTGCACTTTGCGATTTCCTTGATCATATCAGGAGTGTAATCGTACTCCGTATTTGCTGTGGGTAGATTGGTATTACCCAAATAAAATTTTTCCTTTGGTCCTTTTTTTGCTGCCATTTCAATAATTAGTTATCATCAAACACTAAATAATTCAAATTATGATGAACAGAGCAAAATCAATTAAAGACATCGGAAACATCTACCGTGCAATGCAAATGGCTTCCGCCTCCACACAACTCAACGAATCAGTTGATAGTAAGAAGAGCCAAAAAGTCAATGCAAAATTTCCAAAAGATACTTTTAAAAAGTCTGGAGAGGCTGTAAAAGAGCCTTCCACATTGAAAAAGGGTGGACCTAAAAATGTAAAAGGTTTGGCCAAAGCAAAGAAAAATGAAAAATTTTCACAAAAATCCAAAAAAGTTGTGAAGGAAGATATAAATAACTTTATGAGCATATTCGACAAACTCTACGAAGACGTCATGAAAAATGACGAATTGGACATTAACACAGGCATCGGCATGGGACCAGAAGGTTCCGCTGGAGATGACGAGGATCTTGATCTTGGTCTCGATAAAGAGACTGAAGGCGATGAGGATTCTGGTTCTCCACAAGAGATGCTTCAAAAGGCAATCGACCTTCTCCAACAAGTAGCCGATTCAATGGGCGAAGATAAAGAAGAAGAGAGCGATCTTGAAGATCTCGGTGTTGATACCGACGAAGACGAAGATTACGAAGATCAAGATGATCAAGATGAAGATGAGGGCATGTATGAAACTACCGACATCCAAAAACTTCCTGATGCCTCTGGTCACAAGCTCCAAAAGGGCATTGATGCCGCTGGAAACATCAAGGCTTCATCTGGTAAGGCTGATGCCAAATTTACCGACACTGTTGGTACCGAAACTGGCAAGCACCCAATGGATCATAAGTCCGAACTCACCAATCCTTCCAAGAACAAGGTTGGTAGCCTCAAGACTGGTAAGAGCCTCTTTGATCAATAATATTTAAAGACATATAAAAAGAAAACCCTTGGAGAAATCCAAGGGTTTTTTGTTGACAAAAATAAATTATAGTTTATTTTAAGTTCAAATGGAAAAACAAAAAATAAACTATGAAGGATTTTTAATTGAATCCAAAATGCAGAATATTATTTCTCAAGTTAATGGAGTTGAGAATTTAAGGTTTAACGAAAAAGATAGATTTCAAACTAAATTTGAATGGGATTCTGTTTTTGAATACGGTGGTAAAACTATTGTGATTGAATTTGATAGTCATTTTCATTATCAAAACCCTAAAACAATAATTAATGACAAATTTAAAGATATGGAATGTAAGAATAGAGGGTGGGAAATCTATAGAATTCCTTATTTTGTACAATTAACATCGGATACTACTGAATTGTTAACTCCTTTTAAAAATATAGAAATAAACACAAATTATAAACACGGATTTATTAAATCTAAAAAATATCCAGCTGGGTATTGTTACATGGGGCTTGAAAGATTTGAAAAAGAATTAAATTCACTTCCAGAAAAAGTATCGAATCAAATATGTTTGAATCTCTACGAATGTGTATATAAGTACCATTGTTCGGATCAAGTTGTTCCGAGTTGGTTTTTTGAAATATATTTACAAAGATTCGAAGAGTCTTAAACAAAAAAGAAAGCCAAGAATTTCTTCTTGGCTTTCTAAGTTGATGCCTATACTTCTATTAGAAGTAGACCGAGGTGTTCGCGGGTGTAAACCCTTCACCGAGACCAGCTAACAGAATGGTGTGGTAATAAAGGTTAGCGCCGAAGATGTTATCTACAACACCATAGCGGGTCATAAGACCGACTCTGGGTGAGAAATCGTTGGTGCCAATTGTCCTTTGGATCATCACGGGGATGTAAGGGCAATAGATTATACCAGTATCGTAGAACTCTGGTCCTTTATACCCAAGCAAGGCATATTCCACACGGTTGGTGCGGACTTGGCCAGGCGAGAGGTAGGTAGAGCTACGACCTTGCTCAAATTGAGCTTCTGTGCGAGTATCACGGTAAACATTGAACCTTCCTCCGAGATTACCAACCTTGGCAACACCGACTGGCTGAGTATTAACATTGCCTTGAACGGGTACCCATTGGAATTCGGGTAGCATTTCAAGAATAGCGGCAACGCGAGGAGTGCAAACGATGAAGTTTGCTGCACCACGGCGGTTGCGGATTGCAATACGGTTAGCTTCGATGATTAAACGTTGATAGAAATCACGGTTGCGTTCGACAAGCCAACGACCATCAGCGGAAGCAGGACTCCATACGGAGTAGCCAACGCCAAAGCCAGCATTGAGCGAGGTTTGGATCATGCGCATGATCATCTCACGGTCGATTTCTGCTTGAAGCTCATAGCTCATAGCATTTGTCAACTCAGTGTCGATGTCGATACCATTCATGTTCTTAAGATCTTGCTCAAGCTCGACGGACCAACGGGCTGCGAGACGGCGGGTGCCAGCCTCAACAGCGGTCTTCTCAAAGCTGACTTCGATTTGAGGGATTTTACCTGTCAATTCGAAATTGGCCAAGAGTTGAGCAACACCTTGATCTTGCCCAACCATGGGGAAGAGTTCAGCATATGCTCCGCTGGCACCAGAGAGTTTAGCACTTGAGGTGCCAGTGTATCTGGTGTCGAGATATTGGTAGCCGAG